TGACGAATGCCCTTGGTGTGATAGGGCCAAAGAAGCACTTAACAATCGGGGGGAGGCCATAACGGCCTTTCTCTACACAGAACACCCAATGCTTATCAAACTTATAGACAAGGCAGGACTAAAGACTGTCCCTCAGATTTGGCATGATAAGAAGTATGTTGGTGGCTGCGCTGAACTCTACAAATACCTAGAGGAGTTAGACGAATGATTGCTGAGAAGCCACGAGGTAAGCGGGTAACGAAGTACAAGGGTGCAGAGGAAGAGTCTGCAATTAAACTTGTTTCTTTGACACCCCTGAACGAAAATCAAAGGTCGTACATCAATGCACTAAAGACTTCTGATCAGGTTATCGTTTTTGGCTGTAGTGGAACAGGGAAAACCTTTATTGCAGCGACTTTTGCAGCTAATCTGTATGCTGCCCGACAGATCGATAAAATCATCATCACAAGACCCAATGTCCCTGTAGGTAAAGATTTGGGTTTCTTTCCCGGAACTCTAGAAGAGAAGATGACACCTTGGGTAGCACCTGTCTTAGAAGTTCTTGTCGAACAATTAGGGAAGGGCGTAGTTGAGACTGGCATCAAGAATGGAAACATTGAAGTTGCACCCCTGTCTACTATGCGAGGCCGCAGTTTCAAGAACGCCTTCATCATCCTAGACGAAGCCTCTAATACAACCATACCAGAGATACTTATGTTCTTGACTCGTATCGGGAAAAACTGTAAAGTGGTGATTAACGGGGATGTAAGGCAACAAGATGTTCGGGAGCAATCTGGTTTGTCTAAAGTCTTGCACCTTGTTAAGAAGTACAAGATGGAGGTTCCGGTGATTGAATTTGGTATGGATGATATTGTCCGTAGCGGCATGGTTAAAGAGTGGATAAAGGTGTTCACAGAAGAGAGGTTAATTTAGTGAAAAAAGGCACACTTGTCTATGGTGTAGGTACAAACGATGCGGACTATCAAGTGGCAACTACAGGGGCTATCGGTTCTAAACGAGAAACCATTTGGCGTTGCCCTTACTACCAAAGATGGACCAATATGCTATATCGTGTTTATGGTAGTGGTAGGCCAGCTTATGCAGATGTTAGTGTCTGTAAGGATTGGCTAGTCTTCAGTAACTTCCGCTCTTGGATGGAGACGCAAGACTGGCAAGGGAAAGAGTTGGACAAAGACATTCTTGGATCGTCTGTGTACGGTCCAGATGCGTGTCTTTTTGTTCACAAAGTGGTCAACATGCTCTCTATTGTGGGCAATGCTAAGCAAGACAAAAACTCTGGGAGTTGGTATGGTTCTGTTCGTACCCCAAAAGGTTGCGCAAAGACTAAACGCTACCGCACAAAAAGAGAAGCTTGTATTGCAATGTATGAGTTAAAAAGCGCAACAGTAGACGGTTTAGATAACCTTGTATGCCCTGAGTGGCAAAAACCTCTTGTGAAAGATAGCCTCTATCGTAGGCTAGTGAAGGAGAATCTCTAATGGTCTTTAAGGTTGGTGATGCTGTAGTCTCGACCCTTACAACGGAAAATCTTGGCGCAGGTACTGTGCTGTCTGTCACGGAAGATAAAGCCTTTGTAGCTTTTGCTAATCGTAAGAATGGCATGTGGTGCTACAACGAATTCCTGAAAAAGTATGATGATTGGGAACACGATATGAACCAAGTACAGCAAGAGATTGACTCAAGGGCATCCTATGACCCTCCTACCTTCTCTGATGCAAGTGATGCAGTAGAGAATCCAAACCACTATACTCACGGTGAGATAGAATGTATTGACTACCTAAAGGACAATATGCCCTACGAAGCTTTCCTTGGTTTTCTGGAAGGGAACTGCAAGAAATATCTACACCGCTGGAGGCTCAAGCAGAAACCCCTAGAGGACCTAAAGAAAGCCCGCCGTTACCTTGATTATCTTCTGGCAGAACTAGAAGATTAAACAAATGAAAAAGCCAGTAAGTCAGGATCATGTGTCCTAGCTTACTGGCTTTTTTTATTTATTCACTATTTATTCTGATGGGTGTTTCTTGTAGATGTCTAGGATGTCTCGTTTGACTTCCTTTAGGTCAGTCTGAATGTCCCGCATAATCTCACGGTCTTCACTACGTCTGTCGTCTCTTGAAACAATCTCAGTTTGTAGTAATGCAATCTGTTTCTCATTAGTTAGAACCCTACGAACCAACCAAGTTCCTGCCGAGAAGACAGCAGCGATTGCACTTCCAATAATGTATTCCAAATAGTTCATTTCTTAAATAGTCCTCTTATTGATCTTGAAATTTCATTAGGGGACGGTAGCAACCATCCAAGAATCAGAAGCAACATCATCCATAGAGGTGTTTGTTGGATCGTAACTTCTTCAATGGTATCCGCGATAACAGGGGTGTCTTGCTGGACTACATCCCTTCCTGCCTCTGTTGTGTTCTGATTGCCTACAACTTGTTGGGTGTTCTCTTTGCCTGCTTGTACATTAGCTGCCAGATTGGGGCCACCACCCGTCAGGAAGCCCAAGGGACCCCCACAAGCAGATAGGGCTAGTATGACCACCAAGAGTAGGACACGCACGTCACAGCCCCTTCTGACAGAGTGCAGCCTTGCTATCGGCCCTACGGTTCTGTAGCCCCTTCACTGTCTCCCCACCAGCCTTGACCCACTTACCAAGTTCATTGCAAGCCTCTTTGTAGCGACCAGCATTAGCGAGTTTCATCATAGTGGACTTACAGACAGCACCTGTACCTACATTATAGGACAGTTCTAGGAGAGAGGCTTGAACACCCACAGGAATGTTCTTGTTGGTCATACAAGGTTCCAGTTTGCTATAGTACTCCCCTACAGCTACTTGGAGCATCTTCATACACTCTGCTTTGGTGTAGCTATCTCCCATCCTCACACCACGAGTCTCCCCGTAGCAGACAGTTGGAACACCTACAATATCCCTATAGGCGGTAGTCTCTAGCCCTTCCCACTTGGCAATGAATGGGGTGGCTACAAGGATTACAGCGGCTGCAACAGCCCCAGAGACTTTATTCTTCAAAGACATTGCTAGGTTCTCCTTGTCTTATTCAGTAGGGTAGGGATAGCGATCACGGACTTCCTGACGTTTAGCAAGCCATTCTTCTTCTGTAGATTCCCCAGCCTGCCATTGGAAGAACAAAGGATCAGCCTCAGAAACAAAGGCTGCTTGGCGTTTAGCTTCTTGCTCAGATTGCGTGTAGATGCGAGATTGCCATTGCCCACTAGCCCAAAGCTGACTTGCATGGGTTGGAGCACTAGCCACTTCTATCGCACCATCAGCAGGTGTCGCGCCATCACCAAAGCCACCGAGGTAAACCCCTTCAGACGTAATATAATGTTTGGTCGTCATGCGAAAGCCCTCACTCTTAGACGCCAATTGGCATTAGTTAAAGCTACAGCCGCCCCGGTTGTTTTGTTTACTCCGAGAAACTGTTGGGGTTGGTCATTTGTGAAACGAACATAGATATTTGTTGCATCATAGTAGACACCCAGAGGTCTGTTGCCAAACTCCGTGCTGCTATTAACACTAACGAGAATAACGTCATTGACGGAGTAGTTGTATTCTGTAGTTGAGCAAACGAGTTCTAGGAAAATGTTCTTTGGAGCAACCCCTAGACTATGCGCCAAAGTCAAAAGACCACCAGTCGTGATTGTCTGGTTCGAACTGACATACTCTTTAGTGAAAATCCCCAGAACATCTATGGCCTGAGACACACGAAGAGGTGTCATCACTGTAGTGTTATCAGTGCCAGCCTCTGCTTGAGCCTGAGACGACAGAGCACGTTGTCCAGTGGGAGTAAACGTACCAGCACCCTCATCAATAGTACCAAGAGTAATCCAAGCACTGTTGGCTTCATTACGCTTCTTGATTTGATCATTAGCTGTATCGTACCAAATCATATTGGCAGCAGTTGTAGCGGGGGCAGTGGCATTAGAGTTCTGTGTTAGGATTGCTTGCAAAGCATTGTTTAGGTCTGTCCTGAAAGCAGAAGCAGACTGGTTATCAATAACGTAGTCATGTGTAGCCATTACTAGGCTCCTTTTAGTTTGTCGGGGGAAGATTAGTTATAGGATACTCTTGCAGTCAAGCCAGAGATACTTGGGGACACACCAACACTTTCAGAGTTAAGGACTACTTGGAACCTGAAGGCCCTTCCGTAGAAATCACCAGCCTTGAACAGTTGGTAAGCAGACCAAGTAGGACTTCCAGCAGGGTCTTGTTCTGTAATAGAGATGTAGGTTAGAACATCCGTATCAGCATCCTGATTCCCTCCTGTGAAGTCATCAAAGAGGCCGGGGAAACTGTCGAACAGTCCAGAAAGACTATCAAACAAACCGGAACCGCTGTTAAAACGGTTTACGTTAATATCTACACGAGCACGAACCCTACGGACTGCACCAGTGTCAATGTACCCAGTAAAGGTGTACGTTGCGTCAGAGGGTGCTACAGAGGTATCGGTGATACGAAGTTGTCCACTGGTCACAGAACAATCCGTCTTGGTTCCGGGGAACGTAGGGCTTTCAACGTCAGTCGGGTTGTTTGTAAAGGTCTCTAGTGCGCCTGAGGGAACAACCACAGAGGTTGTAAAGACTGAAGGGTTGCCTAGCTTATCATAGGCACGGATAGCATAGGTTCCCGGCCTTGTGGGGATGGCTACAGAGGTAGCAGGACGAGAAACCTTTTCAACGGCTGTAGTGGCATTAGCGAAGGTGGCGCCAGTCTCTTCTAGGGCATGACGAATCAGGTAGTACGACAAGTCCAGATCAGGAACAGCAGTCCAGACAAGGTTAATTACCCCACCATTAAGATTAGCAGAGAACCCCGTCACATTTGATGGAGGTTCAGCCGAGCCAACAGGTTGGAAAACGTTTCGGTAAGTCCACTCACTCTTGACACCAAGGAAGCTGTAGGACCTAGCCCTAATGTCGTAGGTAGTGCTTGGGTCTACCGCAATAGCTTCGTAGTCACCTAAATCACCTACACCAATAACAGTCCACTTAGTGTCTGCGGTCTTCTTGAACTGTACCTCGACCCGCTCTACGTTATCTGGTTGAGTAGCCGTGACAGTAGCTATGATAACATCAGTCAAGCTCTCTTTAATGATCCTCACTTCCCCAGTGACAACAAGACCAACAGGTTCTACATAAAAAGCACTAGGTAGGTTGGTGTTGTTGTTCTCAAAGATAGAAGCATCAAAGAGGGTAAACACTGCTTCGCTAATCTCACGAAGGGTCATCTGTACCTGAAGATCAAGTCCATCTACCAGACCAAAAGTCCAGTTAGTAACCTCAAAGGCTTTGTTGGACCAACCGAAACGAGTGTTGTTGATATATACAAAGTCACCCACTTGCACTTGGAAAGCCTTAAGACCAAATGAAGCAGAGAAGGTAAGTTGTTCTCTATTCCTACGAAGGAAGATGTTAGCCAACCGTTGTGCAGTCACAGAGTCAGAAGTGAATGGCAATGGCACATCCACTACGTTTTCGATATTGTTATCTGCTGTAAGGAAAGCACTGTCTGTGACTGTAGGATAGTCAGCAGTTTGCCAATCAGTCTCAGTGCCTCTGAATGTTCCCTTAACCTTGTTGAAGTTGTTCCTACGGGAATGACGGGTAGAGAGACTGATACCAGAACGTAAGTCCCCCTCATCAAGGGTTACTGTAGGTGTGATATATTTAGCAGCCTTCATTCTCCACTTACCCTGAGAGTACCAGAATAGGCCACCCATTGAAGTCAGGATGTCAGAGATGATTTGGCTAGGGGAGAGTGAGGTAACGAAAGAACCATTGCAAGTATAACGCTTGTCAGCACCTACAAGTTCATCACAGATAGCAGCAGCGGTAATGACAGAAGTATCATCAATACGGCTATCAGGTTGCTCAAGACCATAAGACGAAGAGATATAGTCCCTCAAGCAGAGGGCAGGATTATCACTCCACTCAGTAACTGTAGTGTCTGGGTTATAGACCCTCTTACCTTTAATGGTAGCGGAGACTACAGGAATACCGTTGGGGAAGACATCTTGATTGTACCTGAACCGAACATAGAGATAAGCAATATTACGCAGTCTATGTGCTGAAGTCCAACGCCCTTCGTTCTCAGGAAGAGAGAGTGTCTCTGAGATGAGGTCAGTGTCAGCAGCTTGTGTAGTCATACCAGAGTAGGTTTTGATACGAACATAACCATTATAGCGGGCAGGAGAGGTTACGTTCCCAGAACCATCCAGAGTAACAATCTCGTCATTCAGATAGATTTCTTCGTAGGACTGAATCCTATGACCAGCAAAAGCCACGATACGATGAAGGTACTCGTTGTTCGAGCCAGTAGAAGCATCATAGATACGAACCCCACCCACCCTAGCCATACCATAGATGATCTGATGATCCACAGCAGAACCACTCTCGCCAGTCAGGCTATAGCCACGGCTACCACGATTGCTGATTGTAGGCTTAGGGGTAAGGGCGTTAAGGGCAGCACCCATAGCTGTTGAGACAAGGAAGTGTGTCATGACAGTGCCCAGAGCACCAGCACCAAGCAGGAAACCCCCCATGAATGCTCCACCAGTCAATGCAGTAGTCCCAGCAGACAGAGCACCCATTACAGCAGAAACAGCCATATCAATCCCTCAATAGTTTGGTGTAGACGTTCTCTACATGTTTATAGCCTAGCCAAGATAGAAGAATATCGAAAGGCTTATGTCTTTTTGTGTTGACTACAAGAACAGAGATGCCATCATCCTTAAGACACTTCTCTGCAAACTTCATAAGTTTTGCACCTGTGAAACCCTTACGGTATTCCTTCTGTAGGTACAGAACATCATTGAAAGCAAATAGGTGATCCTTGTAGTGTAGGTGATGTCTACAGATAACTACGAAGTACCCTACAAGTTTACCTTCTTCCCTAGCAGTAAAGATTTTCAAGATGCCCTTATCTTCTAGTTCAAAGTAAGTATCCCAATCAGGGTTCAACTTGATAGCATGTTTGTTGAGGGCAATCTCTTCCCAATGTAGTTCTAGTAGAAGAGTGGCATCATCTTTATAGGTGACTAGGGATTCTTGTCTGTAAGTGATTGGCATGTCGGGTGCCTGT